ATGGAAAGATGAAAATTGGAAAGATTATTACTATCTTACAAAACATCCTGGTTTTACACCAATAATTGATGCAGCAGTTTTATGGAAAAAAGATAGCTATATTCCAGGAACTTTTATGTGTTTAAGTTTTCAATTTCAAAAGCATTTAAGTTTAGGAAGAGGTGGAATGATTTTAACTGATAATAAAGAAGCTGCTATAGAACTTAAAAAATTAACATATGATGGTAGACATCCTGACATACCTTGGAGAGATCAAAATATTAGCTCTATAGGTTATCACTACTATATGACACCAGAAACAGCTCAAAACGGTTTAGACAAACTACCAGCAGCTATAGAAGCTACACCAAGACAATGGACAGTGTCTGATTGGCCAGATGTTTCAAAAATGGACGTATTTAATAAAAACGAAGGAGTAGATCCTTACTTACAGACGAGGTAGAAACATGGAAAAGATATATTCAAAAGTAGAACCAGAAAAATTATTACATGTAGTAAATAGGTTATCAGATATTACAGGTCGTGACGATATCATACCTGAGGATAATTTTATTCAATGTGCAACTCTAAAGATGCCAAAAGATAAAACCTTTCCACCACATAAACATATAACAAAAGATAGACACTATCCAGAACAAATTGCACAAGAATCTTGGGTAGTAATAAAAGGAAAAGTCAAATGTAAGTTTTATGATATAGATGATACACTAATTGCTGAACCTATACTATATCCAGGAGATGCAAGTTTTACTTTATATGGTGGTCATACATATGAGATACTAGAAGAAGATACTATTGTTTATGAATATAAAACAGGACCTTATGAAGGTCAACAATTAGATAAAACTTTTATATAAGTTGATTGTCTTAATTAAGTTTCGTATATTATATTAAAATAAAGAGGAAAAGTTATGGCGAATAAGAAAGCATTTATTACAGGAATATCAGGACAAGATGGAAGTTATCTTGCAGAATATTTAGTAGAATTAGGATATGAAGTTCATGGAATTGTTAGAAGAAACTCAACACCAGAAAATCAAGATCTTAGATTAGCAAGCGTAGAAGATAAAATACATACATATTATGGCGATTTGTTAGATCAGGGAGGTTTAGAAAGATTACTAGATAAAATTCAACCAGATGAAATATATAATATAGCAGCACAGTCTCATGTAAGAATTAGTTTTGATATACCGCAATTTACAGTTCAAAGTAATGCATTAGGTGTACTTAATATATTAGAAGCTTATAGAAGAAGCTGTCCAGAGTCTAAATTTTACCAAGCAAGTAGTTCAGAGATGTTTGGATTATCAGTTGAAGATGATAACTTTCAAAGAGAAACTACAGTTATGAATCCAGTATCACCTTACGGTTGTTCAAAAGTTTTCGGTTATAATATAGTACGAAATTATAGAAGAGCTTATAAATTACATGCAACTAACGGTATATTATTTAATCATGAATCACCAAGGAGAGGTAGTAATTTTGTTACAAATAAAGTAGCAAAAGCAGCTGCAAAGATCAAACTAGGATTACAAGATAAGCTTGAATTAGGTAATATGGATTCATATAGAGATTGGGGACATTCATATGATTATGTTAGAGCTATGCACCTAATGATGCAACATGATGAGCCAGGTGACTGGGTAGTATCTACTATGGAAACACATTCAGTTAGAGAAATGTGTGAGTTAGTATTTAATCATTTAGGATTAGACTATAAAGAATATGTTACTCAAAATCCTAAATTCTTAAGACCAGAAGAGTTGCCATATTTAAGAGGTGATTCAACTAAAATTAGAACTGAGTTAGGATGGAAGCCAACATACACATTCAAAGAAATGATGGAAGAGATGACAGATCATTGGTTAAATTATTTTAGTAAAAAATGATTAGTATAGTTCAAAATTTTATTTGTACTAAACCGGAACGTTTAGAAGTATTAGAAAAAAGTGTAGAATCATTTACTAATATATTTTCAGATAGTAATTTCTATATCAATTATAATTCTAGTATAAATTTAGATACTGTGTATAATATCTATACTAAATATGTAAATCCTAATCAATTGCATTTCTATAATGATTTAACTGAAGATTGGGCTCTGGTAACAGCATCACTATTGAATAGTGTAACAACTCCTTACACTATTGCAGTATGTGAAGATATGGTTGTTAAAGGTACCAAAGAAAAGGTTGATAATTGTATAACAGAATTTATTGAAAATGATCTTGACTATATGCTAATTAGTAAAATACATAAGTATTTACAGCAAGAGTATATTGATGGATATACTCCTTATAATACAAATGACTCACCTGGTTATAAAAAAATGAAAGATGGTTATTTTTATCTCGGTAAGCATGCACCACATAAGCGAGTTAGTTATGATGCAATGTATAAGACAGATTGGTATAGAGAACGGGTTATAGAATTTATACAAAACAAACATACATGTACACATGATATTCCAATAAAAGATATCAGAAAGCCAAACTACTATGAAGGGTATTATGATTTTAATAATGGTATGTCGAGATTTGAAGATATGAAATGTTATATACCTGACGAGCCAATTATATTAGAAGTAGAAATAGTTAAGCAGAATAAATAATGAAAGCAAAAACAATATTTAATATCCTAGGTGATTTGACATATAAAAAAGCAAATCCTAACACTTATACAGAGGGTGATTGGAAAGCCTATAATACTTATATGGTGAATAGGTGGTTGAGCATGAATCCAAATGTTACTGAAATAATAAATTTTGTACAGAAATACTATTCACTAGATAAAAAAATACACTATAAACTGCTCAGTGATATTTTACCAAAACAAAAACTTTTTACAAAATATGTGAAAGGCAAAAAAATGGAAAAATATAATCCTGAGTTAGTAACTTTAATTGCTAAACATTATGAGATAAGTCGCAAAGAAGCTAAAATGCGTATTGATATGCATAGGCATTTCAGTCATGGTATAGAAACATTATCTGATA